AAATGAATATTGTTTTACTAATGTTTTAGCCATTGTGATTATTTATGATAGTGCTACACCCATAGCCACAGCAAATGATCTTATATTTGAACCACCTACTATTGCCGTTGATGTTGTTACTGTTGTAGCATTTACGTTACCTGTTAAATTACCTTGTACGTTTCCTGTTACGTTACCTGTTAAATTTCCTAATACGTTTCCTGTTACATTACCTGTAACTGCACCTGAAACTGCTCCTGTAAAACTTGTACCTGAAACTGCTCCACTGAAAACACCTGTTGTTCCTGATACTGAACCTGACGATACAACTGATGTTGCATTCACTGCGCCTTGAACTGTTAAATTATCATTTATAGTTAATAAGGTTGTATCTGTAGAGCGAATTGTATTTCCACTTATTTCTACTGTACCAAAAGTATTTAATGTTCCTGCCGCAGTAATATTAGAACTTAAATTTAAAGCTCTGAATTTTTTAGTTGAACTTCCTAAATCACTTACACCTGTTGTTGTAGGTATAATTGTTGAAGCCACTCCTACTACAGATAATTTATTATCAATTGATGAATTTAAATTTGTAGTAGATAATTTACTTGAATCTATTAAAACTAATTCGTCTAGTATTTTACCCGTTTCTCTATTTACTGAACTTCTAAATTGATCAGGAAATGTTTTAGGGCTAATTTTTATAAGACTACGATTATATGCCATATTTCTTTTTTAATTTGAGCACTACTATTTATAAATACTATTGCCAACAACATAGGAGTTTTATGGCTAAAAAAAAGAAAATAGTAACTCCTGAAGATATCATTGAATCTATAAAAGAAAAGCAATCTGAAATTGACGACTTATTATACGACTTAGAAGATAAGATAAGTGTTTCGTATGAAGAAGAAGAAGAAATAGACGAAACAGACGAAGAATAATAACAATCTATATTTCAGGTGCCTAGGAAACTAGGCACCCTTTGATTTGCAAACAAAGGGTTAAATGAACAATCTATACATAGGCCTATTCATACTTGCCAGTATTATTACTGGTTTAGGATATATTTACATCTCTATCTTTTGTCAAACAAAACGCTATTTAAAAAGACTAAAACAATTAAAAAAACTTAAACTGTTAGCGTTAAAAGGTAGGAGAAAACGTGGTTGGTAGAAAACAAAGAAAACCTAATTTAAAAACTTTAAAGAAAAAAGCACCAAAGATACCTGACTTTACTTGTCCTGATATAGACCATATTATTAATTATGTTGAGAATAAAGATTTATTAAATCGTACTCAACTGGCCTATTTTAAAAGACGTATGGAAAAACTACGTACTTCGAATGAAAAATTAAGAGATAGTGGTATCTATTGGTATGAAGAAATAAAGAAACTATTGTCTAAATAATAGTATGTACACAGACAGACAAAACGAACCTCAGTATAATGCTGGCAATTTTCAGGAATATGATTATGAAAGAGAGTGGATAGAATGTGCCTGGAATATAACATATAATCAAATTCATTTAGTAACGGCATTTACCTATCCTTGGATATCTATAAAAAGCACTTGACAAAATGATTAAATGATGATATATTAGAACATATGAAAATATTATTATTGTTATGTATGTTTCTACCCTCTTTGGCGCTGGCGAAGCAAGTAGAAATGAAAGTATATGATTATAAATTAACAAGAGTATTAGATGGTGATACTGTAGGTTTTGAAGCGAAGTTTCTACCCGATCCACTTAAAAAAGAATTACTGATTCGTGTCTATGGTGTGGATACGCCAGAAAAAGGATTTCGTGCTAAATGTGAATCTGAAAACGCTAAAGGTCTAGCCGCATCTGAATTTACAAAGAAAACAATTGCTAACGGCAAGAAAATACAAATCGCCATATCTGATTGGGATAAGTTTGGTGGACGTGTATTAGGTGATGTATTAATAGATGGTAAATCGTTACGTGTATTATTAATACAAAATGGATACGCACGAGAGTATTACGGTCTTGCAAAAGAGTCGTGGTGTAACTAAAATCTAATTATGGTCGTTCCTGGATTTAGTATACCCATTGGTTTATATAATATAACAGCCGATGAAATAAACAACGAAACCCTTGTAACCAATCTACGCAATTATAAAAAAATCAATACATCAGAACCATTAGTACATAATGGCATAACAAGTTACTTTGACAATACTGAAACATTGTTAAATGAAACAAACTTTATTTCTACCGGAACAGTATTGCAAAACAAAGTATATGAGTATTGTTCCACAATAGGTATACCAAAAGTAAGTATATCATCATCTTGGTTTAATATCACGCAATCCAATGGTATGATACTTCCACATCGCCACGAACTATCTGTAATCAGTGGAGTCTATTATCCTGTTGTAAATGATAAAACAAGTCCATTAATACTTGAAAATCCATTGAACATATATCGTATGGTAGATTGTAAATATAACGTAGAAAACAACTATACACGAAAAGAAATGATACTACAACCAGAGAATGGTTTACTTGTATTGTTCTCTAGTTATATCAATCATTATACAAAGCCGTGTGACAGTGAAAGAATCACAATAGCATTTGACACGATATACGAAGAAAAAAAATAGTCGAAAAAATTTTTACAACTAAAGATACTACATAAAGCTCTATAGATTTGCCCCCACCCACCTTATATACGAAGCCGTTATATAATGGATACCGTTATTGAGTCATTATAGTTTACTGCTTGGCTTTTAAATTATATGGCCGGCCGGCTTTGGTATACTTCGTTAGTTCAGATCAATTGTTGCGCCACTGATGGCCACTGCGCCACCGGCAGTTAAATTCATATTCCCGGCTGCAAATAGATTTAAATTGTTATTGCTATGTATGTTTAGATTTCCATTCGCTGTTACATTCCATTCACCTTGTATGTATATATGACTATTGTTTTCTGTAATGCTATAGCTGTTATTCTTAGTATATGAGATCACATTGCCATTGCTATCCATTGTGATATATGAGCCAGTGTTTGATCTAAGTGTTACGTGTTCATTACCGGGTGTGTCGTCAAATGTAAATGTATGGCCGGCTTCTGTTTCATATGTGTTATTGTATGGATAAGATGATATGCCGGGTATGGCTGGTTGATCCCAAGTTGTATTGACACTTGTTATACCGGTTACACGTGCAGCCTGCATAACGGCTCGGCTCGGATGCGGCTTTTCTTCATCACCCACCGCTATACGTGAAACATCAGATTCGTTTGTATATAAAGGATAAACGGAAAGCTCTTCATTATCCTCACGTGGTCTAGGATCGCTAAAGCCAATCTTTGGATCACCATATGCAATTGTATAACCAGGTAAACTGCCAAGCACCACCGGTTCCTGTTTTCCCATTCCATCACGGAAATAACCCATCACCCAACTGCCCTCAACCAAAAACGGCTTTGACCAACCAAATCCACTAATGCCGCTAGAGATCACCGGCAACACAATAGTCGCCCAAGGCAATTGCTCTGTAGGCAATATCTCTTTATTCTCCGTATGTACACCAAGCACTCTTACACGCACACGGCCGATACGTAATGGATCTTGCCGATCTTCTACAACACCGACAAACCATATAAAGCCGTTTTGGCCTAAAAAATTTTCATTCATATTCTCTCCGAACGCTCGCTAAAGCCGAACGATAATAACACAACGGCATACGTCATAAACATCTATTTATTCCTATTCTACGCAAACTCACGCGGCCTTTAAATACCATAAACAAAACAATATAATACATACATAAAGCCAGTATTCACTGTTCGTAAAGGTCGCAAGACGGCATTTAACATAGAGTTCTTTCAGCTGTTCCGATAATGTCTTTTTTTCATTCATTTTTGTTTACACTTACATTTTCTGGCAGTGAGCCATTTCTTTATATTTCTCAAGGCTTCTTTGAAACCTGTAAAGTTTAGTTCATTAATCATTGATTTACTCCTCTATCAGTTGTTATGTATATTTAGGCACCGTAGCTGTATAGGCCGTATATATATTCTCATATTTTTCAGCCGTTAGCCGGCCGTCTTAGCGAGCGTCTCTGCGGTTAAAAAAAGTTGTTTAATGCGTTTGTTGTATTTTTATCCAATTCGTATATATTGATTATACCTCTACGTTCTTTTTCTTTACCTGTGAATGTATCTACATTTTCTTCAGGATAAGGTTTTCTTACACTGTCTTTCATACACTCTAAAATCATTATGTGTTTATTTTGTTTACGATTTAATTGATGACGTATAGAAGTAATTAAATAACGGCCACTCATATAAGGGTCATTATCACGTGGATTGCCTTCGCCATAAGGTTGAAACGATGGCATTTCAAAAGTAATTAAATCTCCTGCTGTTAATCCGGTAAATCCTGGTACTGTAATTTCTAATTTAAAAGATGTAAACGCTAGGCGCTGTGATAATCGTTTTTGTAAATAGTCTCTTGGATTTGGAAGTTCTGTGTTATCGTGTATTTTCTGTGTACTCGATGCAAACATTCTGCTTGTATTGTATTGTGAAGAAAGGAATTTACCTTCTTTATTAAACAACGGCAGTATTCCTGTATTGTCTGTACGTATACCATCTTTACCTGGTTCAGTGTGCATTGATTGTTCATATTCTGTATTATAATCAAAATCGTGTACTTTAAACTGTTTATAGGTTGCATCGTGTGTAATGAGTTTACTTGCATATACGCCATTTCTTAAATTTTTCAATGTATCAAATTGATCTACGATTTTAAACTTAATAGCGATTTGCATTTCGTTCTTTATATCCTTATTACCACCGTCACGTATATTGGCTGGTTTAGGTCTAAACTTTGCAAGTACGGGTCTTGCTGTATTTGATTCAACAGCTAACATACTTTCTAATGAGCGATAAAAGAATCCATCAGAAGTTTCGTAAAAATGATAACCAGCGTTATTATACTTTGAACTAATTGTTTTAAGTGATAAATGTTCTATTGCGTCAAAAGGTCTATCACTACCAAACACTTCTGTGTGTAATCCTTGTGAAGGTTCTACATATATATTTTTAGCAGTATTTAAAAAATCTGAATTTGTAACAATATTAGCTACCATATTCGTATAGGTATCAGTCTGTGCATTTTGTACTTTTACTTCCTCATTCGTCATTAATTCTTTACTACAAAAATGTAATATATACATTTGCGTTCTAGGATTAATAGCTTGTCTCTTGCTGATTTTGTATATGTACATTGGGTTACCTGATTTAACTGAAAAATCATAACCCTTGGAGCTTGATGGTGTAAAGAATTTAAATTCTAAACGTTCATAGCCAGTCAATGGCATATTTCCAACTACATTGTTAGAGTCAACAACCAATAGATTACCGGATAAACATTTATTGAATATGCTTTCATAGATATTTAAATCTACGACCATAGTCTCAATTGAAATTCTTTTAGGTTCAGTATCGCCTTTTGCGCTAGAATAGGATACTAAATTTATATCTGTTAATGAAAACGCACCAGGTTTTCTTAAGGTACTTGCGTCCAGTGTATCATATATGGTACTCATTATTCAACCATCAAGTTTTCAAATTCTTCTAATAATACAGGTAAGTAAGCAACATTTAATAATTTGATTTGTCTTTTTTCGTCTTGTAATCTTTCCTCATATTCTCTATTAGTCACAGCAACAGCGTTAGGTGTTGTGGAATTTACTTCAATTTTCATACTGTAGTCACTTGGACCTGATGTTGTTGTATTGCCGCTAAGTTGTGTAATTTCGTAATGATGTATGCCGTTAGGATTTGTGTACTTATCAGCAACATAGGTATCAAATTGTTCTGTTGTCAATGGCCAGCCATAATAACGATCTGTAATATTATTTGTCATTAATATAATCCAGTGATATGCAGTACTTCCAAAATGTTTGAATGCTGTCATTTCAGGTGTCTCGCCTTCTGGTATATCGTATAAATCATATAAACTAGCTTCGTTTAAAACTTTTGATCTAACCTTTACACGTTTTAATAAATCAGTGACTAGTTTATAATTACCATCACCTTTTAAATCGTATAAACCTTTTGGAAAATATGAGAAATACATTAAAATCCTTCAGCAATAGTTTTCTTAGTCATAATTTCTGTTTCACTAAATTTTAATAACATTTTTGTGTATATGGGTGCTGCGCCTAATTCATCACCAGCAAAAGTACTGAATACGCCTTCTGCTCCGTGTGATAATTCTAATGAAGTACATACGCATCTGCTGATTCTAGGAATATATGAATTTCTATTTTGCATATACATATATGTTATTTGAAATTCAGATGGTGTTATAAAATCATTACCACTACCTAATTCTGGATGCATATGAAATTTAAATAAGTTAATAATCTTTTGTGCACTATCTAATTCTTTTCTATTACGTGGTGCAAATTCAAATTCATAAGAAAATTCTCTCATTGGTACACCTTTAAATACCATTTCTAAATTGTTATTAAATGCTCTACCAGTAGTACGTGTCATTGCCGCTTTTAAATCACCAGCACCTGGTATAATTGCTAATCCCATAGCAGCAACTTCAGTTAAAAATCTTGTTGGAATTTCTTTTAATCTTCCTGCAATATCACTTGGTGATGTAAAATCTATTCCTGCTAAATCACCTAACATTCCTGTTTCAGCACCTTCGTGATTCACAAGATAAGTTGTTTTTAAATCTTTAGGAGTATATAGTACAATCGTATCTGTTACTCTATTATGTGTTGCTCCTACACCTGCACCTTTACCTTTTTGAATTCCTGATGATAAAGTTGTAATTCTACTTTGTTCTAATCCATTTTCTTTTAATGTAGCAACTCTACCTGTAAAACCTTTTTGTTTAACTGTTGAACCAGAAAATGTTCCACCTACAGCTGCTGCGTCTATATCTTGACCTAAAACTCTATTCGTAACTTTGTTAGGACTTATTTTATTATTTTTAAATGATGCATTTTGATATGTCGTATGATCATTAACTATAACATCAAATAGCATATAATGACCTGTACCTAAATTTTGTATATCAGATGGATAATACACTGTACCATAGTTATATGGATTTTCTTTCATATGCGACACAGGACTTGTATCGTCTATTTCTAAAGGTGATTTGTTTAATATTTTAGCAGCAGCGGCATTTGTCTGTACACTATTCTTTGCACCATCTAATAATCCTCCTACTAATCCAGCGCCAATACCAGCCAGACCTCCACCTGTTAAATTACCTAAATTCTTTTGAATTAAATTTGCTACCTTTGATAGTGCCATAAATAGTTATATGATTAATAGTAATATTTATATGTGATATGAGAACAAGTTATAAAGGAATTTACAAACCTACACACCCTAAAAAGTACGCTGGTGATCCTAATAGAATAGTTTATCGTTCACTATTGGAAAGGCGCATGATGGTGTATTTGGATAAAAATGATGCTATTGAGTTTTGGGCTAGTGAAGAAATACCTATTATCTATCGTTCACCTATTGATTACCGCATTCACAGATACTATCCAGATTTTATATTCAAGTTAAAAACAGGTAAAAAATTTATGGTTGAAATAAAACCATATCGCCAATGCTTTCCACCTAAGAAACCAAAGAAACAAGGACGTTCTTTTATGCGTGAACAATTAGAATATATTAAGAATCAAGCTAAATGGCAAGCCGCTAAAGTGTACTGTGAAGGTAACGATTTAGAGTTTAAAATCTTTACTGAAAAAGACATAGGTGTCTATAGTTAATATAAATATAGTAAATGGTTTCAATACTAGATAAATTAGCTAATAAACAAGGCGATACTACTAAATCAGCAAGTTGGTATAAAAACGCCATATCATCTATTGGTCAAAAGATCAGTGCTAATAAATTGATGGCACAAGGTACATTAACTGCTAGACCCAATCTAGGTTTATTAAATTTATTCTTTTATGATCCAAAGTATAAAGAAAGTTTACCGTATTACGATACGTTTCCATTAGTGTTACCATTGGAAGCTATCAAAGGTGGATTCAGTGGATTAAATTTTCACTATCTACCACCATTATTAAGATTAAGATTATTAGAAAATATGCAAAGATATGCAACAAGTCCTAGATTGAAAGATGCTAGATTTGATGTTAGCTGGGCAAGAGTTAAAAATATTCCTATGATTAAACCGACTATTAAAAAATATTTGTATAAACACGTTAGGTCTAGTTTTTTAAAAATAGATTTAACACAAGCAGCTATTGCTTGTTATTTA